CATAATCCATCATGCCTGCCATGACGAATGCGGAAGCAACGTCTGCTGAACAGATGATAATATTACCCTTACCACGTCGAGTATCACGAGCAACTACGTTTGCATCACGCTCAATAGCAAACATCATGCCTTTGAAGCGTTCAACAGACCAACGACCATTAGAGTCAGTATCTAAATCAAAGATACCAGCCGTTGTGGTGTTCGTTTGTGCACCCTGTTTGGAATTTGAATAAATTGTACGAATAACCTCACGGTTAATTTCTGCCAAAATTTCAGCACTAAGAATATTAGCTAACTCAGTCTCGGCATCCAGACCATGAATGGCCTTGAGGTCTTGAGCAAGTTCCATAGTATACTCAGCTTTGAGCGCCCGTGTCTTTGCAGTTACGGTTGCCTTTTCAATACTAAAAGCCATCTCAGCAAAAGCATTACCTGAACTATCACCCAATGCTTCGCCTGCGGCTGTCGTCATACCAGTACCTGTGGTAAACGTAGCAGCTGACAATGCTTTAAGCACTTGGTCGCCAAGTTGTGTGCCTGTGCCTGCGAAACCAGTATCGGCCGCATTAAACAGAGCTTCTGTACCGCTTTGTGAAGTATAATGTGCCTTCATTGCAAAGATTAGACCAGTAGGTCCAGTCATTGGCTGTACGCCGCAGACATCATATGCAATCAAGGAAGGCATCGCACGACGAACTAGTGAAATTAGGATTGGATCCCAATTTGCTACTTGTGCGCCCGTTGAGTTAGCAGGTGCTGCTTCAGAAAGGAAAGATGCATCTTCTCTCATAGCCTTTTCTTGGTTTTCTAAAATTACAGTTGTAACGGCCCGACGATAAGCATCCTTAATCTCTGGGAGGTCAGGATGCCCTAGCACTGGCTGCCACTTTTCCTGTAAGTGTTCCGTTTGAAACATTGTTTATTTTCTCCCTATATTTGTAATAAACTATTGTGTTTCATGGCCACGATTTGACTCCATACCAAAAGGCTTGGATCGTCTAATAGCGGTCATGTAAGCAGCCATTGTGTCGGATACATCTAAATCGTTTTCCGTTTCCAGCGGTGCTGCTGTGTCATCGTTTTGAAGTGTTTGAACTTTTGGAAAATATGATTCTTTAATCGTTTCGACTTTCTCACGAAAATCTGCTTCGGTCTCATACTCAACATTTTCTGTTAGTCCAGCAAACTTCTCAACTTCGGTATCAGCTAAATCGGAAGCGACATCACTTAAAATTTCGCTCTTTTTTAACTCTGCCACTTCCTGGGATAGTCTAACATTACTTTCTAGGGTTTCATTCAACTTGCCTTCTAGCTCACCAACCTTCTCGGCGGCGGCATCAAGCATATCAAACTGTTCCGTAGGAATAGCAATATTATGTTCTTCAAAAAGTGTTTTTAGGCCTGTAATAAATCCCTCTGCGATTTCAGTCTTCATTTTATGTTCGACTGCCATCTCGTTGGTCTTCATCCATTCCTCAACAACATAGGAGAGATAACCGTCAACTTTCTCGGTCATATCTTCCTTAGCGTTCTCAAAAGCTTGTGCATATGCTTCTTCGTATTCTTCTTCGATTCTTTCTAGCTCTGAACGAATTTTTGCTTTAACAGCTGCTTCAAAAATGATAGCGGCCTTTTGCTTGAATTCAACAGTAAGTCCTGATGCTGATTCTTCCTCATCATCACCACCTTCAGTAAGAGCCTTAACATCATCGGAGAAGTCCATAGCAGCAATACGCTCATCTATAGTAATTTCTTCACTATCTTCCTCGTCATCACCACCAAGAGAAACCTCCTCTTGTTTGGCTGACGCATCAGACGGGAATCCTTTACCACCGGGTGCACCAGGAGGTGTAGCCCGTTTAGCTTTCTTAGAAGCTTCTTTGCCTGGATCAGACGGAGCCTTTGGTGAAACCACTGCTGGGCCCATATCCTCAACTTCATCCTGACCATCCATGTGTTGCATCGGCATGGCGGGTTCGGCATGTAGCGTGGGGGCGTTAGCAGGTTCTTCTACCAATTGTTCGTCCTCATCGACAAAGACATCTTCAGCAATAGCTTCTAATTCTTTGTTGATGTCTGTCATATTGGATAAACTCCCTAATTAGGTTTCTTGTTTTATTTATCAAAGTTATAACTTAGACATGAAATTTGAGAATATTCTTATATTCTTATCTTCATTATTTCTTTGTTTTTGGTCTAATAACTTTTTATACTTAGCGATTTCGACCTCTTTTACAACGCCATTCTCCCACACCCACTCTTTACCTTCCATAATACCTTCTACGAAAGCATTAGGAGCAGATGGATCTGCGACAATATCGGCTGCAGTTGCTAAGTAAAAATCATCCTTAACAATTTGCATATTTCTTTTTGGCTCTAATGAACCCATACCTCTTGATGAAACGCCCAGTTTGGCACCTTCATCAATAAGATTTTTTACTATTTTACCGTAAGGAGTGTCCATAATCTTTGCTTCACCGATAAAGTTTTTACCTTCTGGTGTTAGCTTTGTAATCATGTGTGACACACGCTCTAAATTTACTGTAGGACCATCAGGATGGCCTAACTCTCCGAAAGCACGTTTCTGTTTAACATACTCTTTATTATATCTTTTTACTTCATTTTCCAAAACCGTTTGCGGATACATGCGGCCATTTCTATTTTTAATTTCGGCTTGCATGAAGACGCCACGAATTTTATAATTCTTTTTTCCGTCTTCTGTAGCTTCACAAATTAATTCAACATCATCAACGTGTTCAGATATTAATTTCATTCTTCTTCCTCAGATTCCTCTGGAACTTCTGGTGCATCTGCTACCAGTTCGGGCGCTTCTTCTGGCTCTTCAAAAGCTTCAGGCGCCTCAGCATCACCAAAAACTTGATGTGCTAAATTTAGTTTGGCATTTTCCCAATCAGCGTCACGCTTAGCCTGCACTGCTTGTAAAAATTCATCGCCAGCTGTATTGAGGTCACCGGCTACTACAGCATCAACAAAACCTTTACTCATAATATAATCCTCTTTCTATATTTATAACTTTTTTAAACTTCAGGTGCCATATCATCGTAATCATCATATGGATCCTGTTCTACACCCCTGCTTGGATCTCCAAATCCTCCTTCGGGACCTCCTAAACCAAGGCCCGCTTTACTGTCTATTTCTCCACTTTTCTTTTCATTTGCTATTTGTTTATCAATAGCTGCAATATCGAGGTCAGTTTGTTTTAATACTCTCCTACGCACCCATTCTTTTGAAAAATATGTTCCAATATATTCACTTAATGTACCCAACTGCTCAATACGACCTGCTAAAATTTCTGCATCTTTAATTTCATGGAAATGATTATCGTCATTAAAATCATAAACAAGGGACTCTTTCATAGCATCCCAATCTTCAACCGTCATAATACCTTTCAGTATTAATTGAGTTTTTAAGAGGGTTGTAAAGAGTCCTGCAAATCGTTTTCGTAGTTTTTGAATAAACTTACTAAATTTTATTTCATCCCGTTGAATCTCAGAAGCTCTACCCATATTAAATCCGCTATCTGTTAAAAGACGAGAAACGGGAATGTTTAGCGAGCGATAAAGTTTTTCTTGAAAGTATGTTACATCTTGCATCTCACCAAGATTTTGTCCACCAGGCAATGTTGTAATCTCTGTACCTCTACCACCTTCTCTGCGTGGTAACCAAAAGTCTTCCAACATTGACATTTGATTTCTGTCATCTTTTATTTCACCAGTAGAACCATCATACACAACCTTATTGCGATAACGACTCATCACATCTTTGAGATAAGCTTCTGCTTTAGGTTTGGGTAGATTGCCTACATCAATGTAAAAGATTCTCCGTTCTGGTGCTCGACTGATACGATAGATAACTGTCGCATCTTCCATCATGCGAAGTTGGTTTGTTGGTTTGATTGCCTTATGCAAATAACCGTATACTTGTTTTGTTGTTGGATTGAAGATACCAGAAGTACAATATGCAATACTGTCAGGCGAAACTTTGAGACCCTGTGAATTCTTTACACCGGGCCCGCCGATACCTGTTAGACCTGGATAGACACCTGCTTCATTGTAAATGTAAAACTCTTGAACTCGCTTGACTAAATCAATTCCTTCGGCCCTTTCACCTTTGTCTTTTTCTACAAGACGAACCTTCTTGATAAACTTAGGGTCGATGTAACGCAATTCAGTCATACCTTTTCGGGACTGTTTTTCATCAATCATTTTGTGATAGAACAAACGTCCATCAACATACCAACGACGAAAGATGTCATGCCCACGATGTTTCCATTCTAACAAACGTAGAACTTCATCGAATTCAGTTGAGATTTTATTTTTGATAGACTTGGACAAGTCTACATGGTCAAGGTCGAGTTTTACGGAACTGTCTGTTTCGTCAGCTGTAACAGCCTCGTTGACAATATCTTCAATTGCTTGATCGCATTCCG